TCGATCTCGGCTGCGAGCTGAGCCAGGCGCTGGTCGGTGGCACGCATAGCGGGGAAACCTCCTGCTCGGACGAGTGACACTTTCGTTTCGTCCGCATCCCCCACATCGGCCGGCCCGCTCTGGCGGTCATCGACGGCCGGTAGTTCAGCGGCTAGCTGGGGCGAGCATACCTCCTCTGCAGGTCGGCGTAGCGCTCCTCGTGCTCGAGCCGCCGCCAGGCGTCCAGGTTCGGGGTCGGGCCCGGACTGCGCTCGAGATGCTCTGCGGCACGACGGACCGCGAGGACGCGGGCGTCGTCGTACGCCGGGTCAGGAGTCATGGCGATGTGGCCGAGCCAGGCCTTCGTGATCCGCCGGGAGTCCCGCGTCCGCCATTCCTCGTGCCCGGGGTAGGGGGCGAAGGCGGCCGAGACGTCGAGGACGCCGTCGTCGGCGAGGACGAGCGTCTCGTCACCGAGCTCGGTCTTCGAGATCCTGACCTTGGCCACGAGGCCCTCCTCCCTCGAGGGGTAGAAGGCGACGGCGGTCCCGATCGAGCGGCGCGCGTCGTGGTCGCGGTTCACCTTCACCCGTCGCGGGCGGGCGTTGATCCCGTCGAAGGCGCCGCGGACGATCTGCTCGCGGACCATGCGCCCGCGGTACTCGACGAGCGTCTCCGTGTCGTAGGGCATGACGACGAGCTCGATCGTCCTGTCCGGGAACGAGACCTCGACGAGCTCCTGGGCCCCGCGCCGCTCGAGATTCTCCGGGAGTTTCCATTCTTCGATCATGAGAGCACCCCGCTCGATACGTCTTCGGGTGTGGAATTCGTCAGCCGCTCAGAGGCCCGGATCTCGGCCACCGTCAGGGCCGGGTTGCCCTGCTGGTCGACGATGCTGTTGAGAATCTGGGCCGTCTGCGCCCGCTGCAGGGGCTCCGGCTGGATGTAGGCGTCGCGGTTCACCTCGACCCGGGTCCCGCGCGGGAGCAGCCAGCCCGAGAGCGCCGCGAGCAGCGCCCCCGCCTTCGGCCTTAGCCCCGCCCGCCAGTGGAAGTCAAAGAGGCTCGTCACGTTCGCGTAGGTCATCGAGTCGCCGAAGGACTTGAGCCCGACGAGCACGGGCGGCACGCCGAGGAGCGAGGCGATCCGCGACTCGTTGAACTCGACCAGGTCCATGAGCGCCATCTCGGTCGGGTTCATCTGCGTCGCCTGCCAGGTGATCCCGCCCGAGAGGACGGCGGGCTCGCCGAGCTTCGAGATCCGGGCCTGCACCCACTGCGCCTGCAGGCCGGCGGCCTGCTCGGGGGAGAGCTCTTCCGGGTGCATCAGGATCGAGGAGGGAATGCCGCCGCCGGAGGCGAGCGTCGTTCCGTAACGGGCGAGCACGTCGGCCGCGACCTGGCGGAACTGGCCCGCCTCGAGGGGCCCGTGCCCGTGGGCGTCGGAGACGCTCGACTGGTAGCGGACGTGCAGCATCTCGGAGCTCACGTCCTGCCCACCGATCGAGTAGTAGCGCAGGCCGTCGCGCAGCTCGACGTTGACCGCCCACGCGGGGACGACGTGGAAGCGCGCCGGCCAGCCCGTCGCATAGCGGGCGGTGGCGAGCACGAACACCTCGCCCGTCGCCTGGTAGTCCCACATGAGCTGCTTCGCGAACTCCTCCCAGGCGAAGTACACGTCCGGATCGGGATTCGTCAGCCAGTCGGAAGAGAGGCTCGGGGCCGCGTCGACGAGGTAGGGCGGCATCTCCGAGAAGACGGAGGCGTTGAGGTCGATGCACATCCAGGCCGTGTCGGTGAGCGCCTGCGACAGCGTCGAGCCCCAGGCCGGCGGCCACCACTCGGCGGGCCAGCCCGACCAGGCCGATGGCAGGATTCGCGGCGGCAGTCCCGCCGGTGTGTCGGTGCCCTCGAGGACGACGCCGTGCGGGTCACCCGGAACGACGAGCTGATCGGGCCCGACGCTCGAGGGCGGAACCGATGCAGGGTCGTTCGGGTTCGGGACGATGTCGTCGGGAGGCCGGATCGCCCGTGTGAAGAGCTTCACCCTGGGCGACCATATTACGCCATTCGCAAACCGGCGCTAGTGAAACGGCCCCCGTTTCCGGGGGCCGTCACTCCGCGACTAGAGGCGAGACGTTGTCACGGTTCCCGCGTTGCCGCGGAGTCAAGACAGCTTCCTGATCTCTCGCTCGACATCCTTCACCTCATCGCAGATCGACGGATCATCGGCACTGCAGTAGTTCTCCAGCGTTCCCTCGAAGTCGATCAGCATATTGCGTTTCACGCGCCGCGAAACACCGATTGCGTAGACCAGCGTGTACCTCGTTGCCCTGCGCAACTTGAAGCAAGTGAGCGCGTTGAAGACGCCCTTGCGATCATAGGTGTCGATCAGGCAGTGCAACCAACGCGAATAAATCGACTTCGCGCACTTCCACGTCGGCGGGTTGGAGATCGCGTTGATCCCCATCTGTGGAACGTACCTGGAGCACGGCAGCGGCTTGCCCGCTGTTGTAGCCGACGTCGCTCTGGTAGCCGACGCCGAGGCGGCGGCTACCAGAGCCAGGGCAGCGCCGACGAGCGCGATCAGTGCAAAGACTTTCATGTCTCAAACCTCCATCTAGGGAACCGTGACACCGGCCAATGTAGCCGCAGGTCACGGTCGCCGGTATCCCCCGATCGTCTAGTTCAGTAGACCGCGGGGATGGGCGCCGGCCGGTGCGCCGCGTTCACCGCCCACACGAGTGCCTTGATCAGATGCGTCGGCCCGCGGGCGACGAGCTGCAGCCCCGTCAGCGTCTCCTTCACCTGCGCCTGGCGCAGCGCGTCGTCGAGCTCGCCCGTCGTCAGGTCGTGGACGAGGTCGCCGCGAGCCGCCAGGTCGCGGAGCAGCGGGAGCCCGATCCGCGTCTCCCTGACGCCGACCGGCCTCGGGACGGGCGTCGTCCCGGGCGGCATGCTCGAGAGGAGCGACGCGCCGACGAGGAGCTCGCGCACACGACGGTGCCCGGCGAGCGAGAGCGCCGACTCGACGGCGGAGTCCCAGTCCGGGCAGAGCCAGCCGTCGACCTCGATGCGGCCATCCTCGAGCACGGAGGCCGCCGCCACAGCCGCTCCCAGGCCGACGTCGTCCTCGAGCGCGACCCACACCGGGCCCTGCCCGGAGACCGACTCGGCGAGCGAGCCCCAGAGCCCCGGCGGGAGCAGGTCCTCGATCCCGATCGGCACCTCGTGCGTCCGCTGCGGCCACTGGTTCAGCCACTGCGCCCGGAAGGCCTCCACCGGGTCCGGCTCGTCGGGGTCCTGCTCGAGCTCGCCCGCCCTGGCAGCAACGAGTTGCTTCGCCACCAGGCGCTCGCGCTGCGCCGTCCAATGCGGCGAGGCCAGCCTCCAGGCGGCGACATCGTCGAGCTCCGCGTCGCGCGGAGCCGACCACTCCATGATCAGATCCCCGTCCCCCGTCTCCAGCGAGTCGATCGCCGAGCGCCGACGCACGAGCATCAGGCTCGTGGCCGCCCGATGCGCGGTCGAGACGAGCCAGAGCTGCGGCTGGGTGCGCTCCACCATCGTCGGCCTAACGCCCTCATCGACGATCTCCGGCTTCACTTTCCAGGCCTCGTCGACGGCGCCGACCGAGACGGAGTAGCCATACACGCCGCCCCTTGAGCGCAGAAGCCAGCGTGAGTGATCGGCCAGCCTCTCGATGTACTGCTCCCCGGCCGCCCTGCCGACCTTGTATCCGGGCCGGTCGTCGGCCCAGTAGAGCGCAGGTCGCAGCACCTCCTTGCACACCTGCATGTCCTTGCCGGTGTGCAGCACGTCCTGCGGCTCGCCGAAGTGGTCGCCCTGGTGCAGGCGCCAGAGCAGGAGCTCGCGCAGGAGCCAGGACTTCCCGAGCTGGCGCGCGACCGAGAGGATGAGCGTCTCCCAGAGCAGGCGCTTCTCGTCGTCGTGCTCGAGCAGCCGGGCGGCGACGAGCTTCTGCCACCAGCGAAGCGGCCTGCCCTCCCGGGCCTCGGCCCACTTCGCGAAGTCGCGCCCGAGGGAGCCCACTGCCGCCGGGTGTGGGACGGTCATCAGTCGCGGCCAGACGGCATTCTTCGGCGGCGTCCGAAGCCCTCGCAACCAGGGCACGCGCCAGCGCGGGTCCGCAGCGTCGAGGCCGTCACGCTCCGGCTCGATCTCGGCCGGCTCGGGCGGCTGCCACGGCCGCCTGCCCGTCGTCGCGCGGTTGCAGTAGCGGTGCTCGGGGCCGGAGTAGCGCGTGCGGTCGCCGTCGACGTGGCCGAGGTCCCAGGGCTCGCCGGGCCGGATCGACTCCCCGCAGCGGGCGCACTTGACCCCGCCCGCCAGGACGAAGGGCTCGAGCTGCGACCGTGCCGCCTTGTGCGCCGGGCCGTAGCCGCGATCTTCGGGGCTAGGGCGAAGCCTGCGGCGCTGCGCCACGCTCACGTTGTCTCGCCTGCAATCAGGTCAGCTCGCGGGTAGAGAGTGAAAATCCGACTGGGGCGCGGGTGAGAAGGGGGTCAGCCAAAAAAACCGGCCGTTGGTCGGTCGGGTCGCGCCCGTAGGCGGCGATGTACGCCTCCCGCCAGGCGGCGTAGCGCTCGCCCGCGTAGCCCGAGCGCACGAGCCTGCGCAGGGCGCGGCGCTCTCGCCGCTGCAGCTTGCTGCTCGCCGCCCACGCCGGCACCTAGCTCACCCGCACTGGCTGCACGGTCAGAACGCGGCGCAGGAAGTTCGCCGTCCCTCCCCCGGTGCTGTACTGGATCTTGAGCAGCGACGAAGCGGCGACACCCGTCAGGAGACGGTTCTTGGTCGTCGTCAACTGCGCGTTGGCCGTCGCGGAAGTGACGATCGCAGTGTCGTCCCCGGCAGGTGTCGCCGCTCCCACCTTGAGCCCGAGAACCCCTGCGGCATTCGCCGCAGTACCGAATATCTGTGCGGTCATCGCGTACAGGTAATCACCCGCCCGCGGCACGGTGAACTGCGGGCCCGGCGTCGTGAGGTCGACGTAGCTCGCCGAGTTGACCGACTCGTTCGTCAGCACCTCGGAGACAGCCGGCGTGCCGCCGATGAACTCCCACTTGTAGGCCGACGTCGAGCCCGCGTTGTAGCGCAGCCGCCAGCGGTAGCTCGGATTCGTCAGCGAGTCCACCAAGATCGCCTCCTGCCCATCCACTGGCGAGGCAGGGAGCGTCGTGGCGAGCGAAGGAGTACCTATCCACGACCAGGGCCCCCAGTTTCCCTGCCACTTGACTCGTCGCAGCACGCTGCCAGTAGCGGTGTCGAGGGCGTTCTGGACCACCTGCGAGATCCCGTCGCCATAGGTGAAGCCATACGTGTTCCCGGTGCCGGGCGCGTTCGCCTGCGAGCCCGCGGCGGACGTGTACCAGCCCGGCTCGAGCGCGTTGTTCCAGTCCGTGACCGTCTTGCAAGCCGCCCGCAGCCGCGCGGGCAGAGTCGAGTCGGCCACGGTCGAATCGCCGAGAAGCCCCGCATATCCGTTCGCGGCTCCCTTCGCCGATACGAGCTGGTAGGTCCCCGAGAGGTCGGGCAGGTCGCCGGCCGTGATCGGTGCCCAGACTGCGGCTCCGGCGACGCCCTTGATCCACTGCCCGTTGACGACCGGCGTCGGGATCCCGGGACCGGGCGGCCCCTGAGCTCCGGTCGAGCCTGTGTCGCCCGTGTCGCCCTTGACGCCCTGCGGTCCCTGCGGGCCGGTCGGCCCTTGCGGCCCCGGGTTACCCTGCGATCCGGGGTCGCCCTTGGGACCGTCCGCCCCCGTGGGGCCGGTCGCGCCGGCCGGGCCAGTCGGGCCGGGCCCTCCGGGGACACCCTGCGAGCCCTGCGGGCCGGTTGCGCCGGTCGAGCCCTGCGAGCCCTGCGGGCCGGTCGGCCCTGCCGGCCCCGTCGGGCCTTCGGGACCCGGCACTCCCTGCGCGCCGGTCGGCCCTGCCGGCCCTTGCGGACCCTGCGGGCCACTGATGCCTGCGCTTGCGATGGTGAAGTTGACGAGCTTGCCGGAAAGCGCGGTCGGGCCGTTCTCGACCCAGTGCACGGTGATGTCCTCGTAGGCGCCGGCGTCGACGGGCGCAGCGTCGGCGACGACCCGCAGGTAGCAGCTCGAGTTGTCCGGGTCCTGGATCTGCAGGGTGTCGCCCGCCTGGATCGCCATGAGCGAGGTGTGGCGGTCGGTGCCGCCGTTGTCGAACTCGTGGACGTACATGTGAGTCACGGCGGTCGGCGTCGCCGAGTTGAGGCGGATGCTCCCGCTCGCAGGTGGCGTCGTCGTCTGCGTCTGGAACGTGTATGCGTACTGCCGCGCTCCCGCGCCTGCCGGCCCCACTGGCCCCTCGACGCCCTGCGGTCCCTGCGGGCCTGCCGGCCCTTGCGGACCCTGTGACCCTGTCGGCCCTGCCGGGCCGGTCGCGCCGGGAACGCCCTGCGGCCCTGCGGGGCCGGTCGAGCCGGTCGACCCCTGCGATCCCGTATTGCCCTGCGGCCCCTGCGGCCCGGGGTCGCCCTTGGGGCCGGTGGCGCCCGTCGCTCCCTGCGAGCCGGTGAGCCCCTGGTCGCCCTTCGGCCCCTGCGGCCCGGTCGGCCCCGGAGCTCCCGTCGGGCCCTGTGGGCCGGTGGCGCCGGGCGGCCCCGGCACGGTCGAGTCCGCGCCGGTCGGCCCGGGAGGACCCTGCGGGCCCGTGGCCCCTGCCGGCCCGGGAACGGTCGAATCGGCGCCCGGCGGCCCCGGTGGGCCGTCCGCGCCTGCCGGGCCCGCCGGCCCCGTTGCACCCGGCGGGCCGGGTAGGCCCGGGTCGCCCTTCGGCCCTTGCGGTCCCGGTGGCCCGGGCTGGCCCCCGGTCGTGATCTCGACGACGTCCGAGGAGGTCTCGACCTCGACGACGTCGGTCTCGCCGGGATCGACGACGATGACGCTCACGGGATCGCCGGCTCGTTCGTGACGTCGCGGACGACCTGCAGCCGACCGCGCACCCAGCTACGGATCGCCCCGCCGGTCTCAACCTCGACGTCGTAGTCGTACACGTCCCGGGGCAGGCCGCCGTTCGCGAACCCGATCGTCACCTCGCCCGCCGGCGGGCCGACGGTGACCGCGAGATCACTCGCCTCGCCCGTCGTCGAGCGCGCCCACGCCGTAACAGTCGAGCCGGCCAGGTCGACCGGCACGCCGTCGTCGAGGAAGCGGAACGTCTGCGCCCAGGTGTCGCCCTGGTAGGCGGTGAGATCGGCCTTCGCCGGAAGCCCCATCAGTCCTCGCCCTCCTCCTCCGGAGCCTCGCCGCCTTCGCCTTCGTCCGGCTCCGGCTCCGCCGGCTCCGGCTGCGGCTCCGGCTCGGGTGCCGGCTCACTCTCCTCGGCCTCTCCGGCCTCGGCTTCGATCACGGTCATCATCTCACCCCCATCCCTTGAAGTAGGCCAGGATGACGAAGATCGCGATGAGCACGAGCGCGATCTCGCCGACGGTGACGGTGCGGAAGTTCATGCTGCCCCCCCATCATGATCGTCCTTCAGGATCTGCAACGTCCGCTGCAGCTTGTCGTAGCCCTTCCAGTCCTTGACCGGCTGGGTGAGCGTCGACAGGTCGGGCCACTTGCCACCTGCCTTCACGAGCAGCGTGCCGGCGGGATCGAGATCACGTAGCCGGTTCGTCGCGGCGGCGATCCCGTCCTGATTCCCGATCGTCTGCACGTCCGAACCTCCATTCGTCGGCGGGATGGGCGTCTGGACGCAGGGCTCACGATGCCCCTTCGCCGACCAGGGCGCGAA